CGAAAAATTTACCTTGGGAAAAAGAAGCTTACAGCAAATCAAAATGAAGCCATCTAAGAAAGGATATTTAAGAAACAGCCCTGATGTTAACAAGTCAACTAATAAGATACTAGGTGGCAAGATAACAATGAAAGGAGTTGACTTTAAAGTGTTAGGCACAGACGATAGAGGCTACACTAAGGTTATGCACCCTGGTTACGATTATAATTTTCCAGGCGCTAAATATGTAGTAGAAACACCTATAAAACGTAAAAAATAAGTAATAATATTAGTATAACAATCTAATCTAATATTATGAAAAATTTATTTTTAGTACTATCATTTATTTTAATTTCAGTATCAACGTATAGCCAAGACGATTTTAGTGGCTGGTGGCAAAGTAAAACTTCCAAATACATCACAATGATCTACACTGGTAGTTATGGTGTATCAGAAGTTGTCAACTACAGTCCAAGTACTGATAATACAATACATGAAGAGATAATTAAAAGAAACAAAAAAACATTTGTAACACGCTTGTTTAATCCAGCTAATGGTTACCTTGTAAAAGTAAAATATAAATTAAAAGACAAAAATAATTTAATCTGTAAGTTTAGTGGTGATTTAAATAAAACCATACATCTTACTAGATACAAAGTAAATTTAAAAGATAAACTAAAAAAATAATTAAAATGCCGTATAAAAAATCCCCTATGAAGAAATCATCTTGTATTAAGATGTACGATAAAAAAGGTAAACCATCAGGATTAATGATGGAAGGTTCTGCTATGCACATGGAAGCTGGATCACCAGCTAAACAAATAGATGAAAGATCAGGAACATCTCGAGCACCACAACCATTTATGGATCCAGGGCCAGATCCATCTCAAGGTTTTACTGATGATTCTCGGCCTTATGACCTTACTAGTGAGGGCGGTGGAAAAGGTCAATATGACGAAGAAGCTCCGTCTAAAAAATTCTTTAAAAGTCAAGATATAGTTGATAGAGCTGTGCAGACTTTAGAAGGCATAGATGCTGGTAAAGGAACGTATACTGGGTATGCTAACTCAGACCAGACTGTTAGAAACGCTTTGTTAGGTGGAAGGAGAAAGGATAAACTAAACACGCAACAATTAAAATCACTTTCTAAAAGTGATCCTGTTAAAGGCAGTGAATATATTTCTCAAAATATACGAAACGCACAACTAGGTGACGCAAGAGGTGAGTTTAATAGATCATATAATCCTTTTAAAAAAAGCTAAATGAAAAAACTTTTAAGTCTTTTATCAGGCGGTATAATTAAAGACGTAGGTAATGTAATCGACAAGCTCACAACTACAGATGAGGAAAGATTAGCTGCTAAGCAAAAGATTCAAGAGTTATTAGAAAAAGCAGATCAAGACGCACAAGCGCAAGTTACTGAAAGATGGAAAATGGATATGCAATCAGATTCATTTTTATCTAAAAATATTCGGCCACTTGTACTTGTGTATCTTACATCTATATTTACTATTCTAGCTTTTGCTGATGGTAACGTAGGTGGATTTGTAGTAGCAGAAGATTATATCCCAATTTTTCAATCACTATTAATAACAGTATACGGCGCATACTTCGTAGGTAGAACTTGGGAAAAATCAAAGAAATCAAGTGATAATAAGTAAGTTAAACAATTAAATCAAATCAAATGTCAAACATGATTACAGCTGAAGAGCTTAAAACTATTAAAGAACAACAAACAGAACTAGGTGGTATCATCAATCAAATCGGTCAATTAGAAACTAACAAGCACGCTTTGCTGCATAAGATCGCTGGGGTTAATGAAGGTATTGAAGAAACCAAAAAGCAACTAGAAGATAAATACGGATCTATTAGTATTAACCTTGAAGACGGTAGTTATGAAGAGGTTGAATCTGAAGATGCTAAAGAACTTTCAGTTGTAAAAGGAGAGGATTAATGAGTACTGTTATAAGGAAAATTAGTATTGGTTCTGATTACAAGAACGAAGCTATGCACTATGCTGTAGGTCAACAGGTGTATGGTGGACATGAGATCTCTCATATAATGTTCGAAGAACCTGACGCTTCTTATAACATATTCATAAAGAAAAACAACGAGGTATTGCCATGGAAGAAGTTTAATTCTAACATGGCTATATCTGTTGAATATGATTTAGAATATTAATGAAAAGCGTTTTTGATTTTATAGTTATGCCAGAAGGAAACAGGTATAGCAATGAAGTTGATATAGATGGTAACAAGCTTGTAGTTAATTCTAGTATAGAAAACTTTAAGTTAATAAATAGAAAAGCAACAGTGCTTACAGTACCTACTGCCTTTACAACACCAATACAAGAAGGTGATGAAGTTATTATACACCATAATGTATTTAGAAGATATTACAATCAAGCCGGCAAAGAAGTAGACAGCAGTAAAACATTTGGTGATAATAAATACCTTTGTCAGTACGATCAAATATATCTTTATAAACGTATGGTTAAATGGTTATCAGTAGGTGAACATTGTTTTATTATACCAATTGAAAATAACGATAAATGGTCGCAAGAGCCAGAACAAAAAAATAAGGGTGTAGTAAAAATAGGAAATAAAACTTTAACGTCACTAGGTATCAACGAAGGTGACTTGGTTGGTTTTAAATCTAATAGAGAGTTTGAGTTTATTATAGATAAACAAAGACTATATTGTATGCAATCAAATGATATTTTAGTTAAGTATGAGTTCAAAGGAAACGAGAAGGAATATAATCCGAGCTGGGCAAAAAGCAGTTAACGAGCTTATTAAGGTAGCTGAGGAAAAGATCATCACTAATACTGAAGATGATGTTTCTGCAGATAGACTTAAGAATGCAGCTGCTACTAAAAAGCTAGCTATATTCGATGCTTTTGAAATACTATCTAGAATAGACGAAGAAAAAAATATGCTTGAAGATAAACCTGGAGAAACTAAAGAAAAAAGTTTTAAAGGTTTTGCTGAGGGTAGATCAAGGTAATGTACGAGCAATCTTTAGTTAAAGTAATAAAAGACCATATAAAGCCTAATATTATTAAAAAAAATAATAGGTATAAAAAATGGGAGTATGGTTATGATGTTGAAAACGACATTATAATTATAAGTAAAGATGGTACTATAGGTGATATTATTGAAATACAAAACTTAAGAATAGCACTACCATTGTTACCGGAAAACATTTACAGTTCTTCTAAGAAAACAGAAGAGCAAGTGTGGGTTAAAGAAGAATACCCTAAAGCTTTATCTAAAATAAAAAGTGTATTTGATTGGGAGCGTTACCCATCTAACTTTAAAGAGCAATGGTATGATTATATTGATACAGAGTTTAAAAGACGTGATGAAGGTTTCTGGTTCTACAACAAGGGTGTTCCTACTTATATCACTGGCACTCATTACATGTACTTGCAGTGGAGTAAAATTGATGTTGGCGCAGCCGATTACAGAGAGTCAAATAGGCTTTTCTTTATATTCTGGGAAGCGTGCAAAGCCGACCAGCGTTGTTATGGAATGGCCTACCTTAAGAACAGACGCTCTGGTTTTTCATTCATGGCATCAGGCGAAACTGTTAACATGGCAACAATATCATCTGATTCACGGTTCGGAATATTGTCCAAGTCCGGGGCTGACGCTAAAAAAATGTTTACCGATAAGGTTGTCCCAATATCCCTTAACTACCCATTCTTCTTCAAGCCAATACAAGACGGTATGGACCGTCCAAAAACAGAGCTCGCCTACAGAGTGCCAGCGTCGAAGCTTACCAGAAAAAAACTTGATCAAGGTGAAGCACCACAGGAGATCGACGGTCTCGACACCACTATCGACTGGAAGAACACAGGGGACAACTCGTACGATGGTGAAAAGCTCAAGCTCCTTGTACACGACGAATCGGGCAAATGGGAAAGGCCAGACAACATCCTCAACAACTGGCGAGTCACGAAGACGACATTAAGGTTAGGTAGTAAAATTGTAGGTAAATGTTTAATGGGATCTACAAGTAACGCTTTAGATAAGGGTGGTGAAAACTTTAAAAAATTATACTATGCTTCAGACGTTACAAAGAGAAACCGCAATGGACAGACTAGCTCAGGATTATATTCTTTGTTCATACCTATGGAATGGAACTACGAAGGATTCATTGATGCTTATGGACTACCTGTATTCGGAACGCCAAAAGACGCGGTTAAAGACCCACAGGGTGAATTAATAACAACAGGTGTTATAGAACATTGGGAAAATGAAGTTGATGGTCTTAAAGATGATCAGGACGGTTTAAACGAATATTACCGTCAGTTTCCAAGAACAGAAAAGCACGCGTTTAGAGATGAAGCAAAATTATCTTTATTTAATCTAACTAAATTATATGAACAGATAGATTACAATGAAGATGTTAAAAATAAAGTTTTAGTTACACAAGGTAACTTTCAATGGGCTAATGGTATTAAAGATACTACAGTTGGTTTTTATCCTGAAAAAAATGGTAGATTTCTTGTTTCTTGGATTCCACCTGCAAATCTGCAGAATCGTGTAATAATAAAAAATGGAGTTAAATATCCTGGCAATGAACATATCGGTGCTTTTGGTTGTGACTCTTATGATATATCAGGAACTGTAGATAAGCAGGGATCCAAAGGATCTTTACACGGTCTAACTAAGTTCAGCATGGAAGACGCTCCGTTTAATATGTTTTTCTTAGAATATATATCAAGACCACCAACAGCAGAAATATTCTTTGAAGATGTACTTATGGCATTACATTTTTATGGTATGCCTATACTAGCAGAGAATAACAAACCAAGATTACTGTACTATTTAAAGCGTAGAGGTTATAGGAGGTTTTCTATAAATAGACCTGATAAACTTTACAACAAGCTTTCGGTTACAGAAAGAGAGATAGGTGGAATACCTAACTCATCAGAAGATATTAAGCAAGCACACGCTGCCGCTATTGAATCTTACATAGAAGATTATGTAGGTTTAAAAGAAAATGAATATGGAGATATGTATTTTCAAAGAACACTAGAGGATTGGGCTAAGTTCAATATAAACAATAGAACTAAGTTTGATGCAACGATAAGCTCAGGATTAGCTATAATGGCTTGTAATAAAAATAAATATACTCCAGTTCAATTAGTAAAAAAAGATCCAGTTAGTTTAAGCTTCGGCAAATACGACAATACAGGTCATACATCAAAAATAATAAAATAGATGATTTACACTAATGTTAATAGTTCGTTTCCAAGTCAGGTGGTACCAGACGCAGAAAAGAATACTTTAGACTACGGTTATCAAGTTGGTAGAGCCATTGAAAATGAATGGTTCAGAGGTGATCGTGGCTTAGGAGCTGGTGGTCGTTTTGGTAACAATTGGCAAGATTTCCACAGATTAAGGTTGTACGCTAGAGGCGAACAGTCAGTCGCTAAATACAAAGATGAATTATCTATTAACGGTGATTTATCTTATTTAAATTTAGACTGGAAACCAGTAGCTGTTTTATCTAAGTTTGTAGATATTGTTGTTAATGGTATGACTGATAAGGGTTATGAAATAAAATCATTTGCGTCTGATCCTTACGCTATTAAAAAAAGAACTAATTTTGCTAATAGAGCTTTAAGAGATATTAGGCAAAAAGAAAAAATAGAAGAACTAGGTGGTTTACTAGGTAGAGATCTTAGTGCTAGCGATGACGTTTCTAAACTACCTGATAATGTTGAAGAGCTTGATTTGTATCTTCAGTTAAATTATAAACAAAGTATAGAAATAGCGGAAGAGGAAGCTATTAATAACGTTTTAGATTATAACAAATACGAAGAAGTTAAAAAGCGTTTAGCTTACGATCTAGTTGTTTTAGGTATATCTGCTGTTAAAACAAATTTTAATTTAGCAAATGGTATTACTGTTGAGTATGTAGATCCTGCTAATTTAGTTTATTCATATACTGAAGATCCTAACTTTGAAGATATATATTACGTTGGTGAAGTTAAAAGTATTAGCTTAGAAGAAATTAAAAAACAGTTTCCTTATTTAACAGATTCAGAATTAGAGGAAATACAAAAATATCCTGGTAACTCTAACTATACTAGAAATTATTACGGTCAAGATGATCAATATAATAAAGTACAGGTTTTATTTTTTGAATATAAAACGTATCAAAATCAAGTTTTTAAAATAAAACAAACAGAGCAAGGTCTTGAAAAAGCTTTAGAAAAACCAGATACTTTTGAACCGCCTGAAAATGATAACTTTGAAAGAGTGCATCGGGCTATAGAAGTTTTGTATAGCGGGGCTAAAATACTAGGTCATGAAAAAATGCTTCAGTGGGAGTTATCTGAAAATATGACTAGACCTTTTAGCGATCAGACTAAGGTTGGAATGAATTATTCTATAAGTTCACCTAGAATGTATAAAGGTAGAATAGATAGTTTAGTTTCTAAATGTATAGGGTTTGCCGATATGATACAGCTAACACATTTAAAAATACAACAAGTGCTAGCACGTATGGTACCCGATGGCGTTTTTGTAGATGTAGATGGCTTAGCAGAAGTTGATCTTGGTAATGGTACTAACTATAATCCGCAAGAAGCGTTAAACATGTATTTCCAAACTGGTAGTATTGTAGGTAGAAGTTTAACTCAAGATGGTGATCCAAATAGAGGTAAAGTACCAATACAAGAACTTCAGACATCTTCTGGTATACAAAAAATACAATCATTAGTGCAAACGTATCAGTATTATTTACAAATGATACGTGATGTAACCGGGCTTAACGAAGCTAGAGATGGCAGTAAACCCGATAAAGATTCATTGGTTGGTTTACAAAAGCTAGCAGCGGCTGCTTCTAATACAGCTACAAAACATATACTTCAGTCGCTTATGTATTTAACAATACGTGCTTGTGAAAACATAAGTCTTAGATTAGCTGATATGATGGCTTTTCCGCTTACTAAAAACGCTTTGTTGAAATCTATAAACAGTTTTAATGTAGCTACTTTAGAGGAAATTGAAAACCTATCCATGCATGAGTTTGGTATATTCTTAGAATTAGAACCTGAAGAAGAGGAAAAAAATAAACTAGAACAAAATATACAGATAGCTTTGCAAAATCAATCAATAGAATTATCTGATGCTATTGATATTAGAGAAATACAAAATTTAAAACTAGCTAATCAATTTTTAAAGTATAGGCAAAAAATAAGAGATCAAGAAAAACAAAGAGCTAATATAATGAATATACAAGCTCAAGCCCAAGCCAACTCACAGTCAGCCGAAAAAGCTGCCATGGCTGAAGTTCAAAAGCAACAAGCTTTAACTGAAAGCAAATTACAACTTGAACAAGGTAAGTCTCAATTTGATATACAGAAAATGGAAATGGAAGCTCAAATAAAACGTCAGTTAATGGAGCAAAAGTTTCAATACGACATGCAGTTAGCTAGATTAGAAGTAGAAGCTCAAAAAGAAAAAGAAGATAAAATAGAAGATCGCAAAGACGAACGTGCTAGAATTATAGGTACACAACAATCAGAAATGATTGCGCAGCGTCAAAACGATGAACTACCTAAAAACTTTGAGTCATCTGGATTTGACTCACTAGGAGGATTTGGACTTGAACAGTTTGAACCTCGTTGAAAATAAAATCCTTTAATTTTATACTATTATATTATGTCAACAGAAGTAAGACAAGAAGGAGAATTTAAAATGAAGACTCCTACTAAACCTAAAAACTTAGGTAAAAAAAACGAAGTAACTAAAATTGAAATACCTAAAGAAGGTATTGAATCTCAAGTAGAGGTAATTCCTGAGGTTACTAAAGTAGAAATAAAAAGCGAAGATGCCGTTCAAACACAAGAGACAGATGATAGCGATGCTATTATCGAAGAGTCCAAATACAGTAGCGACAGCAAGGAAGTGGCTGAAGAAATACGGGCCACCGACGAAGGAGTAGAATCTCCTTTAACTGTAATTGAAGATACTGAAGAAGAGCAAGAAGTTGTTAAAGAACAAATACAACAACCAGTTGTAGAGCAAAAACAACTACCAGAAAATATTGACAAGCTAGTTACTTTTATGGAAGAAACTGGTGGAACTGTACAAGACTATGTTAGGCTTAATGCAGATTATACCAACGTTGATAGTAAAACTTTAATTAGTGAATATTATAAACAAACTAAACCACACTTAGATTCTGAAGATGTAAGTCTTTTACTAGAAGACTTTGATTATGACGAAGATATAGATGAACCAAAAGATATACGCAAAAAGAAAATTGCGTTCAAAGAGGAGGCTGCAAAAGCTAAAGACTTTCTTGAAGGCTTAAAAGGTAAATATTACGACGAGATCAAGTTGAGACCGGGCGTAACCCAAGAGCAACAAAAAGCATTAGACTTTTTCAACCGATACAATGAAGAACAACAAGCTAATTTAGCTAAGCATGAGGTTTTTAAACAAAAAACTGAACAGTTATTAAACGATGATTTCAAAGGTTTTGATTTCAATGTAAGTAACAAAAAGTTTAGATATGGTGTTAAAAATCCATCACAGGTAGTAGAGCAACAATCTAATATTTCAAATTTTATTAAGACGTTCTTAAATGACAAAGGAGAAATACAAGATGCTAAAGGCTACCACAAGGCTTTATACGCTGCGCGAAACGCTGATACTATAGCTCAACATTTTTATGAGCAAGGAAAAGCTGACGCTGTTAAAGATGTTATGGCTAAATCGAAAAACATTTCGACTGAGCCTCGTCAAACAGCTGCTGGTGAAGTATTTGTTAATGGGATTAAAGTTAAAGCAATGAGCGGTGTTGATTCTTCAAAATTGAAAATCAAAAAAATAACAATCAAAAAATAAAATAAATAATTATGGCTACTATAAGTCCTTTATTTGGGAGTATTGTCCCAAGTCAATCACAACAATTGCTAGATACTAACTTCCTTTCGTTTAACGGAGGATCTGGCGCTGGCGATTCTGATACATTCGCACAACAGTATCTACCTGAGATCTACGAACAAGAAGTAGAGCGCTATGGAAACCGCACGTTATCTGGTTTCTTACGTATGGTAGGAGCTGAAATGCCTATGAGTTCTGATCAGGTTATCTGGTCTGAACAAAACCGTTTACACATCGCATACGACGACTGTACTAATGATGGTGCTAATGCTATTACTATTCCTCTTCAAGCCGGAGTAAACAATGTTATTTCTGTAAATTCTACAGTTGTACTTATTGATAAGCTAGGTGCTGAGCTAAAAGCTGTAGTAACTGGTTCTGATATCGGTACGGTAGGTGTTGGTGCTGTTGTAACAGTAGCTCCTTATACAGCTGCAGATACATCTAGTCTAGCTGGAACTGGCGTAAAAATGTTTGTATACGGTTCTGAATACGACAAAGGTTCTTCTACACCAAATTACTCAGCCGCTAATACTAGTGGTTATGTAAGTGTAGATCCTTCTTTTACTCAATTTTCTAATTCACCAATTATTATTCGAAGCAAATATGTTGTTTCTGGTTCTGACACTGCTCAGATTGGTTGGGTTGAAGTTGCTACTGAAGATGGAACTGGAGGATATCTATGGTATCTAAAAGCTGAATCTGAAACCCGCTTACGTTTCGAAGATTATCTTGAAATGAGCGTAGTTGAAGGTGAAAAAGCTGCTACTGGTTCTGCTGCTGAAACTGCAAAGTTTAAAGGTACGCAAGGTTTGTTTGCTGCTATTAAAGACCGTGGTAACGTAGAAGCTGGTTACAATGCAGGAACTGGCCAACTTGGTTCGTTTGATGACATTCTTAGAAACCTAGATACTCAAGGAGCTATTGAAGAAAACATGCTTTTCTTAAATCGCGAAACTGCGCTAGGATTTGACGATATGCTCGCTGGAATTTCTGATGGTGGTAATGGCGGTACTGCTTATGGTTTGTTTGAAAACTCTGAAGATATGGCGTTAAACTTAGGTTTTAGCGGTTTCCGTAGAGGTTCTTACGATTTCTATAAGACTGACTGGAAATATCTAAATGATGCTTCTACTCGTGGTGCTATTGATAACGGAGCTGGAGGATACGGTATAAGTGCTATTGATGGAGTTTTGATTCCAGCTGGTACATCAACTGTATACGATCAAGTTCTTGGTAGTAACATACGTCGTCCATTCTTACACGTACGATATAGAGCGTCGCAGACTGACGATCGTCGTATGAAGTCTTGGTTGACTGGATCTGTTGGCGGTGCTTACACATCTGATCTTGACGCGATGGAAGTAAACTTCCTATCTGAAAGATGTTTATGTGTGCAAGGTGCTAACAACTTTGTATTGTTTACTAAGTAGTAATTAGTTATGTAGTATTTACCCTCGTCTTACCGACGGGGGTAATTATTACCCTTATCAATTTTATTATATTATATTATGTCAAAAGAAAAAGAAGTCCCAAGCGTAGAAAAAGGTTGGGAAATTAAAGATAGAACGTATTTTGTAACAGGTCAATATAAACCACTAACATTTAGAATACCATCTAAACACAGTGCAAAAAAACCTTTATTATGGTACGACGAATCAAATCAAACAACAAGAGAACTTAGGTTTGCTACAAACATGAACAGTCCATTTAAAGATGAGCAAAATGGAGAAGCAACTTTAGGCACTATACTTTTTAAAGATGGTGCGTTAGTAGTTCGTAAAAACCAGCAAGCTTTACAAAAGCTTTTATCTTTGTATCACCCTATGAGAAACAAAAGATACAAAGAGTTTGACTCTAAAATTGAAGCTAAAAATGAGCTTGATATGATGGAGTTGCAAATTGACGCTCTCAATGCAGCTAGAGGTATGGAGGTAGAACATCTAGAAGCTATAATGAGAGTTGAAGTTGGTAGCAAAGTTAGCACAATGTCTTCTAAAGAATTAAAAAGAGATTCGCTTATTTTCGCTAGACAAAACCCAGTTTTGTTTTTAGAGTTAGCTAAAGATGAAAACGTTCAGCTTAGAAACTTTGCAATATTAGCTACTGAAGCTAAGATTATAAAGCTAGCTCAAGACCAACGTTCATTTACTTGGGCATCAAATGGTAAGAAGCTTATGAGTGTTCCATTTGAAGAAAATCCTTACTCTGCTATGGCAGCTTTCTTTAAGACAGATGAAGGCGTAGAAGTTTTCAAATCTATCGAGAAAAAGTTAAAATAACATGTAACAATAGTATAGGGCCCGTTCACTCGGGCCTAATACGCCCAACAAAAATAAATAATTAAAAATGGCTATAAACGTAAATCAGGTATACAAAGCCGTGCTCGTGGTATTGCAACAAGAAAAAAGAGGTGTACTTACACCTGCTGAGTTTAATAAAATTGCTACACAAGCACAGCAAGAAATATTCACAGAGTACTTTGACGAGCTTAATCAACTGTTAAGACAACCTCAGACTAGTCTAGCGTATGCTGATAGATATGCGTTATTAGACGAAAAAATATCTTTGTTTAAAACATCCGCGACTGTAAGTATTAATGCTAATAAAGTATCTGTACCCGTGCAAGTTCAAGAACTAGGCACTGTTGTATACAATAATAGAGAAGTTCAAAGAATACAAAAATACGAAGTATACACAACAAACATATCACCGCTTACAAAACCTACAGAATTTTATCCGGTATACACATACGAGGCCGGCGAGATAGAATTATATCCTAACCCATTAACTGGTAGTGTTACTTTAAACTTTTTAAAGTTTCCAGCTGACGTTAAATGGGGCTTTACTATCGATACAGAGCTTGGTAATTATATCTACAACGAACAAGCTTCAACTCAATTTGAAATACATAAATCAGACCAACCTCTTTTAATAGATAAAATATTAGGTTATGCAGGTGTAATGAGTAGAGATCAATTAGCTTTACAATTAGCAGCTAGCAAAGAGCAACAAATAGACGTAGACGGACAAAAATAATAAATCATGGCAACAACTATATCAAACGCTTTTATATCGCTTAATGATATTATAAACAACTTTTTAATATCATACACAGGACCTGGTAAATTAATACCAGACGCTGTAAGAACTGAGGTTATATTCCATGCTCGTAGATGCTTACAGGAGTTTGCTTATGAAACTTTAAAAAGTCAATTTACTGAAGGTCCTACAACTGTAACATCCGGAATTGCTGTTGATTTGCCGGCTGATTTTGTAGCTGTTATATCAGCTAGTATCAAAATTGGTAGTACAACATTTCCTCTTGAAGATACTTCTTCACCTTCTCCAAGCACTGGTCAATATTATATAAACTATATAAATAAAACAATAACATATGGTGATTCAGGTGATGCAACTTTAACATATCTCTCTAACGCTCTTACTACAGATGAGTCAGCTGCTATACCTAAATTAGCAGAAGAAGCTTTATACTCTTGCATGATATATTCTATACTTGCTAATAGAGAGAATACAAGACCAGACGTTTTACAAAGATTACTTATAGAAAAAACCGACAAGCTAGACAAAGCTAAATCAAGACTAGTCTTTACTAACTTCGACTAAAATAAAATAGCATGGCGATTAACGTAAACAACGTGTATCAAACTGTGTTGCTTATATTAAACAAAGAGCAGCGCGGTTATATGACGCCTGATGAGTTTAATAAAACAGCTACACAGGTTCAATTAGAAATATTTAAAAAATATTTTGAGGACTTAAATCAATCTAGTAGAGTTCCTCAAAATGATATGGATTACGCTGATAGGACTGATGGTATAGATGAAAAAATGTCTTTATTTAGAAGAAGAAAAACTGTTAATAGAGACACAGACATAGGTAGTGACGTTTATAGATTAGGAACTGTAACTTATGACGGTACTGTAGGTGCTGCCGCGGGTTATGAAATTGAATTACAAAGACTTCAAAGAAACGCTTACTACAACGTTTTAAAATCAGATCTTACTTTACCTAACGAAAATTACCCTGTATATCTTTTTCAAGACAATAAAATATTATCTAACCCAACCAGCATAACTAGCGTTAATTTAGATTATATAAGAAGACCAGATGATGTTGTATGGGGTTTTACCAAAGACATAACCACACAGGTTTTGGTACACTCTCCTAACAATAGCACTGATTTTGAAATAGACGAAACAGAACAAACTGAAGTTGTGCTTAGAATATTAGCATATGCTGGTATAGTTATAAGAGATCCACAAATAGTACAAGCCGCTAATCAAGCCGTTCAAGCTGAAAACGTAAATGAAAGAAGTTAATAAATGGGACTATTAAAAGAAAACAATAGACAGTATTACGAAGGCGCGCAAGGTTTTCAGGGCAATGGATCTAACAAAAGCTTTACTACAACGTTTAACACTGATTTAGTATTTGGATCGGCAAGTAATACTAATGTAAACTATGCTTTAAATAATTTTAAAATATATACTAGCACTAATGCTATTCCTGGAACTTGGTCTGAGGTTGTTTCTGGTTATACCGTAAATAGTAACACTATTACATTTGATATAGCCCCAGCTGATTTACTATATATAGTTGTTCAACTTAAAAAATTAGACGGTGGTAATTACGCTAGTACATTTCAAGAAAAAGCCTATGGTGATACTGTAGAAAAAAACTATGGTTCATATAGTTATATATCTTTAGATGATGTCGTGAATAACTTTTTAGTAGCTTATGTAGGTGATGGTAAACTTATACCAAGTGTTAAAAGAACTGACGTAGTGTTTCACGTTAAACGTGGACTTCAAGAGTTTAGCTATGATACTTTAAAAAGCGTAAACAAACTAGAGGTTACTGTGCCTCACAACTTAAGCATACCAATACCTCAAGATTATGTTAACTATGTTAATTTATATTGGATAGATAACTCAGGCGTTAAACACGTTATAATGCCAGGGGATATGCTCACTACTAAACCCACAGGTGTTTTTGCAGATGATAATCAAGGAGTTCCTATTCAAGATGATTTTGGTAATAGCGTTGAAACAACTTCTATAACAAACGATCGCTGGAAAAACAACTTCTTTAAAAACGCAAACAATCAAGACTTACTTAACGATACTATATTAGGCTGGGAATATTACTATGGCTATCCAGAGTTTGGCTACGGCCAGTTATTTGGGTTAGATCCGCAGTTTGCTAATGCTAATGGCTACTTCAATATAGACGAAAGATACAATAAGTTTTCTTTTTCTGCTAATCTAGTAGATAGAATAGTTGTATTAGAATACATCTCTGATGGTCTTGCAACTAATGAAGATACTAAGATACCTAAAATGGCAGAAGAAGCTATCTACGCTCACGTATCGCATGCTATATTAGCTTCTAGAATAAATCAAAACGAATATGTAATTCAACGTTTAAAGAAAGAACGTAGCGCTAAACTTAGAAATGCTAAAATACGTTTATCAAACACCAAGCTTAACGAAATAGTACAGGTTACACGAGGCAAATCTAAATGGATTAAACACTAAAATTAAATGGCTGAAGTAAAGAATAGTTTTCTAGCGTCTAAAATGAATAAAGATTTAGACTCTAGATTAGTTCCAAATAATCAGTACAGAAACGCTTTTAATATAGCTGTTTCAGAATCAGAGGATAGTGACGTAGGCGCACTAGAAAATGTTTTAGGTAACACGCTTATAGCTACCGCCACATCAGGTTTTAGCCCTACTACTATAGGCTATGGTGTAGATGAAGTAAATGAAAAAATATATTTATTCTTAACAAGCTATACTGATACTTCTCCAACTAATTTAACAAATAACCAACAAGGTACTAACAGTGTATCTTTTATAGTTTGTTTAGACGTTAAAAATAACGCTAATACTTTTCAAACTCTTGTCACTGGAAAATTTTTAAATTTTTCAACTACACATCCTATTTATGGTGTTAATATTTTAGAAGGTTTATTGTTTTGGACTGATAACAGGAATCAACCTAGAAAAATAAATATAGACAAGGCACTAAACGATAGTTCTTATTATTCTACAGAAGATACTATATCAGTAGCTAAATATGCGCCTTATAAATCTATAGATTTAGTCACAGAAGATAACGGTGTTTACACTGGTACAATGAAGGATGTTGTGTCAGCATCTACTATAGACGGAGCTGAAGCGTATGCAACAGCGGCTGTTAGTAACGCTAGCTCAATACCAATCAACACTGTATATAGAAGTTTTTCACAAGGAGACGTAATAACATTGCAACCTCCAAATGAAGATAAAATACCAGCTAACACAACTGTAGCTGGTGGTAGTACAGATACTCAATTAAACACAAGCACTCCTGTAGGCGTAACAACACCTATAGAGGCTAATGACGTTATTGTTACTTCTCCAAATCCAGATTTTATAAATCACTACGCTGGTGATCCGGTTTTTTTACAAGACAAATTTGTTAAGTTTAGTTATAGATTTAAATTTGAAGATAATGAATATTCTATAATAGCTCCATTTACGCAAACAGCTTTTATACCACAGCAAGATGGTAGATTTTTAGTTGGCGACGAAGAGGCTTCTTACACTAGTGGTGAGGTTGCTTTTATGAAAAACAAAGTAAACTTCATGGAATTAATTATAAATTTTCCAGACTCGGTTACTGGCGCTAATTTAAATTCTGATTTTAAAATAACAGAAATAGATGTTATTTATCAAGAATCTGATAGTCTTGCTTTGTATGTATTAGATACTATTTCTTTAGAAGACATAGAAACTAATCATTCAAATGATACATTTTACAATTATAAGTATCAATCAAGAAAACCTATACTAACTTTACCTTCTTCAGAAGCTAATAGAGTTTATGATAAAACGCCGGTTAAGGCCTTATCGCAAGAGGTTTCAGGTAATAGAATTATATATGGTAATTACGTAGATAAATATACTGCGCCTAGTAAATTAAACTATCAGGTAACAGCTAGTGAAAAAATAGAAGGTTCTGTAGGAACCGGTATAGATAAAGAATATCCAGAAAGTACACTAAAAAGAAATAGGAATTACCAGGTTGGTGTCGTTCTTATGGACAGATATGGAAGGCAATCTGATGTTATACTGTCTAGTGTTGGCAGCAATACAGCTTCTAATGATTTAAATAATTCTTTTGGAGCTTCTACATTTTATTTTCCTTATAGAGATAACAATACTATTGGCGATGTTTTAAGTGATGTAGGTAATTCTATAAAGCTACAGTTTAACGATCCTATAACAAGCGTGTTTAGTCCTTTACAATATGGAAATTCAACGCCAACTGGACAACCAGGTTTATACAGTTCTACAAATCCTTTAGGTTGGTATAGCTATAAGATTGTTGTAAAACAAACAGAGCAAGAGTATTATAATGTTTATACTCCAGGTATTGTTAAAGGTCAAATTGATAGTGCGTCTGCAGATACTGGGGTTGCATTTACAACTCTAATATCTGACAGTTTAAATAAAGTACCTAAAGAACTTCTCGATGCTAGTGGTAATCAAAATCAATTTAGAAGTGATACACTTTTATACTGTTTGGTAGATGAAGCCGGAACTCATAACCCTGGAACTTATAACATTCAAAGTTTTCCTGGAAATACAAACAACACTGTTACAACATTGTCTACACTAAAAGACATGGGTGTTAGTGCAAATAATGAAGCTATTTTTCAAGCTGAAACAAATCCTTTTGTAGCAAAATTAGCAACTCCAAAAACTTTAGGTGTCGAGTATAATAATAATAATGATTTTCAATTAACAGTTTTTGAAACAGATCCATTTGTATCTAATATAGATATATATTATGAAACATCTACAACTGGTTTAATATCTGATTTAAACACGCTTATAGCTCAAGGCGGTGGTGATTCACCAGTCGGGTTTACGTCTTTAGGTTATTTACAACGTGAAAATCAAGACCCAAGCGGTACAGGTACAAATACTGGCGCGGAAGACTCTAGGTATGTTACCGCTTCTTTTAAACCTATAGATTCTTCTGCTATTGAAATAGACGCTTCTGAAATAACAAACCTTACGGTTTCAGATGGTGGTGGAAATAATAGGACTAGCGAATTTACATTAGAATTAGATCAAACCCAAGGTGATGATCGTTATAGAATTAAAATAAATCCAGTACCACTAAGCCCACCTCATGGTTTTTATTTTGGACCTAACGCATCAACAATAGAGTCGTACACTTTCAGTATGAAAGTTAGAAATAAAGAAGATGATGCTACGGCAGATGTTAATGGTAATGTTAGTAATTCTACAACCATTGTAGTAGATAATTTAGTAGATGGCACTGCTAGCAACGGTATTTTTCCAGGCATGGAGGTATTTAACGGTGTTACGTCAATAGGTATTATAGATGTTGTTACAGCTGGTGGGCAACCTGGTGATACAACAGCTACGTTTAATTTAATAAACCCAACTACAGTTAGCGATGGTATATCTTTAGATATAAAATCTCCATTTGCTAATCTTCAAACCTCGGGCGCTTTAAGTAATATAAATCCTACTATAGAAACTTATGATTTAATAACACCTCAATACTCTACAATGCCTATTTTCACAGGTACTGTACTGGGTAAAAATGGTAGTTTTAATACAAGTAAAAATACTTTAAATTTAACTTGGGGATTTACAGATACTCAAGCTGCAATAACAGCAGATGGTTATACTTTTACAGTTAACAATAATCCGTCAGGTAACAACTTCGCAACGCTTTTAATAACAAGAGGCAATGGAACTTCTGATTCTGTTACTATACAAATAGATAGAAGCACAGGTGCTTTAAGCAAGTTTGTTGGAGCTTTTTGGAGTGATTTAACTATAGTTATAAATTTAACAGACGCCGGCGGGGCAACAGATACAAGATCAATAGATTTATTGGTAGAACCAGGAGAATTTTCAGACGCTTTCTCAACAGCATTCGATATATAAAACAAAAAAAATGAGTTCAACAACAGATATTAAATTTCAATACGAGCTAGAAGATTTATTAGCAGACAATGCTACCAAGGCTATTAGTGCTCAAGACGTAAGAACAATAGTGACTAGCAATTACCAGCCTGTTTTAATTTTTGCAGGAAGAATATATGCAGACAACGCAACATCTCTTAGTTTTGATTTTATGCGGACACAATATTATAATTCAGATTATTTTGGACAAGATTCTATAATGTCTCCTAATGGTAATAGTCCTTGGGTTATTAGCAGTGTAGGTACTAGTATACCTAATGGTCAGCATACAGACGTTGCTTTAGAACAAAACGCTTGGAATGGTCAAAATATGACTTCTATTGGTGGTAATTCTACCAACGCTACTTTTGACGTGACTGTATCTGGTGGCGTAGTAACCGGTGTTACTTTAAAACAACCTGGAGTTGGTTGGATTCCAGAAACTCCAACTACACCCGGGCAAACTGGTCAACTTAACATTAATGGTAACAAGTCGGCTTCTTTAAAATTTAACGGTGCTTTAAAAGGATATTACGAACAGTTCGGGATGAATGGCTATGATATGTCTGTTAGCACTGTTAATGGAGATCATACTATATTAAACACTATGCTCTCTGCTACTTGTAACAATGGTATTAGCAACGATGGTGTTGATATTACTTTAGCTGTTGTTCCAGGAAGCCTTTTTACACCTGCTAATAATAAACTAGCTGTAGATCATCATGAAAATGGTTGCTACCTTCAAATATGGCGTGTTGCACAATAAGGTTAAAATATAAATAAATAGGTGAATATATATATATGTCTGCTACAATAGAAGTTAAATATTTTAATTCCTTCTTACTAAGAAAGACTGTTGAAGGCACAACAGATGTACCAGCATACAAGCCGTCAACATCAACCCCGTCTAGAAACTGGATAATAGAAGAGTCTAGAATTAAAGGTAGATTTAACGGTGTGTCTGTAGGTTTTGGACCAAGAGCTTATCTTGTTTCTGAAAACAATACAGGTTCTATAAGATTTAATTCTCTTATTTATTCTGGTATATTTAACTCTAGAACAGGTGTAAATGATACAAATGTTTTTCCAGCAGGTGAAGATATTAGTAGGAGTTTAGATCCACAGAACGGGTCTATACAAAAGTTGTATGCTGAAAATACTAACCTAACTATATTTCAAGAAGATAAAGTTAGTAGAGCTTTAATAGACAAAGACGCGATTTATTCTGCTGAAGGTTCTGCTATTACAACCTCAGGGGCTATGGTTATAGGCCAAATAGTACCTTACGCTGGTAAGTATGGTATAAGTCAAGATCCTGGTAGCTTTGCTGTTTATGGTTATAGAAAATATTTTACTGATAGAAAAAGAAATGCTGTGTTAAGATTGTCACAAGATGGCATTACTGAGATATCTTCTTACGGTATGCGTGATTTTTTTAGAGATGAGCTTAATAATTTAGATGGTGGCAGTGGTCAGATAGGAACTATAAAAGGTGGCTGGGATATACACGCTAAAAGTTATGTAACTTCCTTTCAACCTTGGGAATTAAACCCAACTACCGATAGTAATTATAAAACTTTGGCATATGACGAAAGACCCCAAGGTTGGATTAGTTTTTATAACTATAAGCCTAGCCAAATATTTAGTTTAAAAAATAATTTTTATACTACTAATGGTAGCAAAATATACCAACATTATATTGGTAGTTATAATAATTTTTATGGAATATCACAACCAGCTACAGTAACTTTAATATTTAACCCTAAAGTTTCAATGTCAAAAAACTTTAGCACTATTAATTACGAAGGTACTAACGGTTGGAAAGTAGAAAGTATTGTTTCTGACGCTACTGAATTTGATACGGTTTCAGGTAATCCTACAGCTTTTGCAGATTCAGCTATACCTATAGCTAGTTATGAAGAAGGTCAATACGTAATAAACGGTTCTACTATAGTTACTCCTTTAGATTCTTCTTGGGATTCTTTAACAATATCAGGTGGTTACTTTATACAGCGATACGGTTTTAATAGAAAAGAAAACAAGTACATGTCTGCTATAAAAAACAATAGCCAGCCGCAACCACAAGAAGTTTTATACGGTGAAAGTGTTTCTGGTATTAAAGGTTATTTAGTTACGGTAAAATTATCTACTGATTCAACCACAGATCCTAACGGTAAAAAAGAATTATTTGCTGTTTCTTCTAATTACGTAGAATCAAGTTATTAAATAAAATGAAATTAAAAAATATAAATTTATCTGTAGACGAAATACAAGATATAATTGTTAATAGTGATATTGGTGTTGGTGATGGTAAAAGCATTGCTAATATACCAGAGATACCTATTAAACATTTATTTGCAGATCAAATATATATTAGACAAATGGAAATGAAGCAAGGACAAATAGTTGTTGGAGCTATCCATAACCATTTGCATGCTTGGTTTTTAATGAAAGGAAGGGTTTTAATAAATAACAATGGCGAAAAAATAGAGCATATAGCTCCTTGCTATACATTATCGCAACCTGGTTCAAAAAGATTTATATATGCTTTAGAAGATTCTATATTTGTAAATGTACATAAGAATCCTTCAAACACTAAAGATATAGAAAAATTAGAAAAAGAAATAGTATCTTTTGATATAGAAAAATTTAAAGAAAAAACTAAATAATTATGAGTTTTATAGCAGCAGGTGTTGGTGCCGCGGTAAGTATAGGTGGAGCTGTATTTGGCGCGAGTAATGCAAAAAAAGCAGAGAGAAGAGCCGCTAAAGAAAAAAAAGCTTTACAAGCAGAATTTAAAGCGGCTGAAGAGTCTAGACAAGATGTGATAAATCCTTATGCTGATGTAACTAGTTTAGCTGATATGATTGTAGATAACACTGGTTTGTTATCTAATGCTTACGCTAATGTGGGTGTTGCTACGCAAGCTGCTGAATTTCAAGCAGAAGAAGCTGATATAGCTCTAGCAAACACGTTAGATACTTTGGCTGCTACCGGTGCTAGCGCTGGCGGAGCTACTGCTCTAGCGCAAGCCGCTTTACAAAGTAAACGAGGAGTTTCTGCAAGCATAGAACAACAACAGGCACAAAATCAAAAACTTGCAGCGCAAGGCGAACAGTTTTTACAACAACAAAAACTATCAGAAGCTCAGCGAGTTCAAAGCTCTTCAATGGGCGAAGCTGCTAGAATGCAAGAGACAGATGTATTAGGTAAAGAATTTGTTTATGGCGAGACAGAACGTAGAGAAACAGAAAATCTAAATAGATTACAAACTCAAATAACTGGTCAACAACAAGCTGAAATGCAGGCTAGAGCTGACGGCGCAGCTGCTATAGGTGCAGGTATAAGTGCTGTTGGTAATATAGCATCTTCTGCGGTGGGAAAATAGAGGTAGGAAAAAATTCTGTAAAACCTACACCCACATATACAAGTTCACAATTAACGGAAGAATTTAAAGTTACAAATCCGTTGTTTAAATAAAAAAAATAAATGGCACTACCAAAATTTTCAAGAAATTATACCCGCTCTGGAGCTTATGAAAATCCTGTGACTCCTGTAGATACTAAGACTGGTGCTATCATATCTCAGACAATATCTAATGTAGGTAACATTACTGCTAATTTTATAGAAAGACAGAACCAGGCTGTCAGCGCAGAGAACGCAGCTATAAAAAAAATGTTGAATGGTATAAACAAAAACGCAACTACTAAAAGAGAACAGTATTCTAAATCATTAGGCGAGCATGGCTTAGCTCAAAATGAAGAGTTTGCTAGAGTAGGTACTGAAATGATAGATTATTTAGAAGAGCAAGAAACTTTACTTGCTATGTATAAAAGAAATAATGATTCAGAAAATGCTAAGATATCTGAAAACAATATATTTAAAACTAATTTAGCTTATGGTAAGTTGACGCAAGTCATTAAAGAAACTCCAGACGCCATTAAAACCTACGGTGAAGATTCTTTAGCATCGAACAACGGGAAACCAGGTGGTATAGCACTTTCTGGTGCTGGAAAGCAGAATAACCAATACTGGTTTGGTATGTCTGCTTATGGAGGTTCTTCAGCTGATAGCTCTTCAAGCTTGATATGGGACAAAGACAGCGATGAAAAAGGTTTGTCTATGGTTCTTAACAGTAAAGAAATACAACAAAATAAAAATTTATTTACAGAAGATGAAGAGTTTGGAGGTATAGTTGTAGATCCTTTAAATTTTTTACAGTCCGATCCAGGCAGAATACCAGATATTAAAACAACAAGCGTTGAAATACTCGGTGCTAAGACTGATGACAATCCAAACGGGGTAAACTTAGTTGGTAAAAATGGACAAGTTAATGATCTTAATTTTTATGATACCTCAAGTCCAGAAAAAATAACAAGAAAAGCAGGTAAGGTTTATGTTCAGTATAATTATAACGAAACAGCTCTTGTCGATAGATATAAAAAATCTGTAGAAGATAATTTAGTAAAGCCATTTACTACAAGTCCAGATGTAAGTAGAATAAACGCTATAAGTAACAACGTGTTTAATTATGAAATGATTCCAGATGCTGATGCTGCTAACGAAAACGGTAGTCCATTTAGCGTAAATGATCAAACTAAATTTCAAGATAGCACGCTTTCTTACGTACGTGGATTAGTTCCTCCGCCAAAAGAATTTGTATTTGACGAAGCTGAATACGATGGTATTGTAGAGCAAACAGCTACAGAAAAGAAAGCTACTGAAAAACAAACGCAAGATAAAGCTGCTATAGAAAATATAGAAGAATTAGACATTAGCTCTGCATTTGCTGAAGGACCTTCGCAAGAACCAGGTAGAGGTGTTTTAAATTTAAATGTTTTAGAAAAGTTAGTGTCTAGACCTCCATACAATGTCAATGTATCTAAAGTTGAAACTGTTGGTGGAGAAGGTACTAGAAAACTAACTAAATCTGTAGAAGGAACTGATAGATCTGTAACTATATTTGATAGTGCTACAGACGGCGAAGTTAAAGCCGCTTTAAAATTTTTAGAAACAGGTACTAGCTTTAAACCTACTGCAAATGTAGAAATAATTAACGTACCTAATTTACCATAAAATTAAATTATGTTTAAATACAAAGGTTTTGATTACAACTTAGACCAAGTTACGCAAGCTGCAGACGATAAAGGTTTGTCAGTAGATGAGTATGTTAATAAATTTGGTTTAGAGACTGTAGAAGATACAGTGGAAATACAAACTGACCCTAACGAGGGAAAGACAAACGGTGCTGTGGAAACGGATGCGGCTGTAGCACCAGTACCGGAGCAAGCATCCGAGAGTATGGAATTAGAATCGGTAGACATTTCTTCGGAATCACAACCAAAGCGTAGTAGTAGAGCTCAAACTAGAAAAAAAGAATTAAAAGCTAGACAGCCAAAAACGGATTTAAAGTCTGAGCAAGATTATGAAGAGGCGATGGCTTTTAATCAACTTGATAATGATTTTTTAAATAACCCTATAGATTTTACACCTAAAGGTGTTGGCAGAGAACTACAACCGTATGATCCTGAAACAAACGAAAATCTAATAAAAACTGTATTTGATCCTCGTTGGAAAAACCCTACAACTGGTGAGTATGTAGAAGAGTTTGATTTAACGTATAGACCTGACTATGATGAAGCAGGTAACTTAATGGACACAGTGCAACCACATGAGCAAGAGCTATTCGACGCTAAAGAAATGCTAGTGGAACAGGGTGTTGAAGAGCCTAGTAATGAGCAAATACGCAAGCTTGCTGAAAGAAATATAAAAAATAAATACAGATATGACGTTAAAAAAAGGAAGTCTACAGAGTATTTAGATTCAATACCAAACGAAGAAAGGGAAAAACTTGTACCTTACAAAGTTGACGAGTATATAAAGTTAGATAAGAAACTTACAGGAGCAACTGATCAGTATCAAACTATATTTAACAAATATAAAGATAGCCCCAATAGCGTAAACTTAATAAACATATCAGCTAGATTTGATGATCCTGATTATGAGTTTGATTTAAGTGGATTAAATAGCGCTAAAAACGCTGATGTATATCTGCAGAGAATAAATGAATTAGGTGATCCAGAAAACTTACCTACGCAAGCTAGTGTTGACTTGTATAATAACCTCGTAAATAAATACAAAGAAGCTGTTGGAAACGCTGAGACAGTTGTGCTGTCTACAGGTAAAGAAGTTCCAAAAGCAACTTTCAATTTATATAAAGATCTAGTCAAAGAAAATCAAGAGGTAAGTAGTACACTGGCTGGTTTAGAAAAAGAAATAAACGAAATACCTGTAGAGCTAAACGAAGCTGAAGTTGAATTAGAATTCTTGAAAAAGAATTACAGTACATTACAAAAAGCCGGCGCCAATATACAACTTCAAATGGGTTCTATACCTTATAAGCTAGCAGGTGGTATTACTAGAATAGCTACCGACTTTCATGAGATAGCTTTAAACAAACTGTTTGGTGTTGACGAAGATGTTATAGAAACCGTAATAAGAAATACGTCGCCTATAAATCCATATGCTATTACAGACTTTACTACTGATATTGTTGAAAAAGCAGAAGACATGTACAGAAAAAAGTACAAAGATGATGTTGCTTTTGATGACGCTTTTAACAGCTTGGAAAATTTTGGCGAGTATGCTTTACAGCAAACAGTAGGGCAAGCTGGTACATTTACAATGTTAGCTTCTGGTATGTACCCAGGTATGATAGGTATTGGCGCTAGCTCATATGATGATCAACGAAGATTATTAGATGAAGAAGAAGAGTTACTTGGTACAGATCAATCTACACATCATAAAGCAGCTGTTGCTTTAGGATTTGCTTCTGCAGAAGTTGGATTAGGTTTTGCACCTACATTTTTTGCTTTAAAAAGAGGGTTTGATGTAGCTGATATAATAGGTAAAAGAGCTTTGACTAAACAAGGTTTTAAAAACCATTTTAAAAAACAATACATAAGAGCTGGTGTTGATGGTGCTATTGTTGAACCTATTTCAGAAGGTGGAACCGTTCTTGTACAGAACAGTATTGATATAGCTAGAGGTAAAGAAGGCGTAAGTATATTTGACAATGTTCCTCAAGGTGCTTTTGATGGTATGTTTATAGGTACTGGTTTAAACTCTGTACCTGTTGTTAAAGGTATGGTTTTGTCAAACTTATCTGACTATAATAGCTTTGAAGGCTATAGAAAGAATCTAGATGAAATGGTGGAGTTAAACGATATAGGTTTAAATCTAGATAAAAGAACTAAAGAATATAAAATAATACAGCAAAAAGTAGCAGAGTTAAACGATGCTAACAACGAAATAATAAAACAAGTAGAAGAAAAAGTTGTAGCTAATTTAACTACTGAAGGCTTTGATTTATACGCAAGAGCAACACAAAGGCAAGAGCTATTGAGAATTGAAGCTAAACAAATACTCGAAAGCAATAAGCTAAGTGACGCACAAAAAAAACCTATATTAGCAGGGCTACACGCTAAGTTTGAATTTGAACAATTAGCTCGTAATGAGTTTAGAAAAGACTACAAGATTAACATAGACTTACTACCTAAAGCAGAGCGTAATAAATATATTGACAGAGCTAAGCTTGAACTTGAAAAAGAAGGTGGAGAGTTTACAAACTTACAATTAAAACAAAAAGCTGAAAAGCTTTGGCAGATAGATACATTTGATGCAAACATAGAGCAAAGTTTAAAAGCAAATGAAGTGTTAAGTAAAGCTGGTGTTGATCAAAATTCTGTTGTAGCTGAAACTAAAGCAGAAGCTATAGATGCATTCAGCGATATGCTAGATGCTAGACTTGCAGACCCAAACAGTGGACTTACAGAAGAAGATGCTAAAAAACAATTAGCGCAGTTTACTAAAAACGTAAAATCTGGTTCTGCTAATGGTGTTAACTTATCATTGCGTAATACTGAGACAGGTAAAACTACATACGATATAGTTGTAGTGAAAGAAAATGCTATAGCTAATGGTAAAACAGGTACAAATATACATGAGATTGGCCATACGTTATTTACAGAAGGATTAAGTTCTAATCCTAAAGACTTTGACGGTCTATCAAAGACAGTAATGAATTATCTTGAAAAGTCAAACCCATCTGCTTATAGAAGAATAAAGCGTAGAACAAGAGGTCAAGATGCAGATGAAGTTTTAACTAATTTCTTAGAAGAAGTATCTTCAGGTAGATTAGACTTAGAAGCTGAACAGAATAAAGGATTACTAAGCTTTTTAAATTTTGGTATAAACAACTCTATTAAAAAAGCTACAGATAATCAAACAAGTTTTAATTTAACAGGTGAAACAGATGTAGTAGAGTTTCTTACATCGTTAGGAACTAAACTAAAAGAAGGTACTTTAAGTGTTACAGACGTACAACAAATACAAGAAGGTAAAATAGAAGTAGCTGAAGACGTAGATCTTAGAGCAGCAGCTTCATTAACACCTCAAGAGCAATCTTCGCAGCGTGTTCAAGACATATATAACCAGCAAGGTGTAGCTGGTGCTTTTGACATTATAGAACAATTTAAACCTATAACATCTAGATTAGTTCAGCGTAGAGCTGAAGCGCCTAATTTTGATAGACAACTACTTACAGACGAAATAGAAACAGGTAAGCGTGGTATAATAGATTTAATTAATGAGTATGATCCTAATTCAGGTGTACCATTAGCGGCTTACATAAATAAGTTTCTACCAGCTAGAGCTATTGAAGCTTCTAATAGAGTTTTAGGTCAAGAGTTTACAGCTGACGTTACAGAAGCTAAAGGCGTTGTAGCTGAAGAAGCTACAGTAGAAGTTACTGAAGAAGCTAAAGGTCCTAAAAAACCTACTGAAACAACTAGATTTAGTGATACAGCTTTAAGTAACTTAGGTGTAAAGAGTAAAGCTGAAGCTGAAAAACAAATATCAGATGCTACTAATAAAGCGTTTGAAGGTCAAGAGGTTACAAGGTTTGGTCAAACTAAAAACATACCAGTTACTGTTGCAGAGATATATGGTAAAATGTTTGGTGTAAATCCAGAAACTATATATGATAAAAAACGTAATTACTCTAAGAAAGATAGTGAAGGTTTAACACGTGTAAAGCAATACTTAATAGATAATGCTACTAGCGACTTTGCTAGATTACCAAAAACTAAAGATGACTTTGGTAAAGCTACGTTTATACCTAATAACGTAATGAATGCTCTGTACACAGATGGTGAGCTAACAGGTACGCTAAAAGATTATTTAAATCTTGTTAGGGAAAAACCTGTTAAGCCTATATACAGAGACAGAGTCGGTCAGACTATACGGGGTTTATTTAATACTAGTATTAGAAACCGTATGGTTGAAGATGCCATACCTAGTAAACCAAAAAGAATTAGAGCTGGTGCTAAATTCAGTCTTACACCTAAACAAACTAGTATATTAGAAGATGTATCTGTAGCTCGAAATATTAATCAAGTATTAGATCTTTTAGGTTTAGATAGTGCTAGTGTAAATGACGAAAAAAGAGCTGAAATACAAGAAGCTTTTCTTGAGGCTGTAAAAAAATATGGATTAACACCTAATGATATTTTAGCTGGAGCATTTACTTCTAGTGGTGCAGTTAGAGTTCAAGTTGGTAAAAGTAAAAATGGCAAGTTAGTTCCTGAAGCTAAAAAGCTTGATGAGTATTTAAAATCTCAAAACATACAAGGTAAGAAAGGTGAATACTGGTA